GAGCAACAAGCTTTGAAGTGTCTTCTCCTTTTTTCTTTTTTTCTGCAATAAGAGTTGCGACTTTAGATTGTGCGTCAATTTGAGACTGAAGCAATTTTTCATTTGCTTCTCCGACAATACGATCTCCACCGGATAGACGATCACCTACCCAATTGAGACCTTTCAAAAGTCCACCGATTCCCTGCACGATACCGGCATTCATCGATACTCCAAGTCTTTCTCCTTTTTCATTTATACGATCAAGAATAGGAGCTTTCTTTTCTTTTATAGTAGTTGCTTTTGATTCAGGTATAGCAACAGGCTTTCCTGAAGTTTCTTGTTTGAATCTGTCATACGCAGAAAGAGCCGGTGTTGCCGGTTGAGATGAATCTCCAACAGAAGGGGGAGTGATCTTCGGAGTTGTTGAAGGTGTTGTCTTTTTTGTTTCTTTCAAAAATTGATCGTATGCTGACATTCCTTTTTTTATTTAGTTAGTAAAAACCTTCTTCCTTTGCTTTGTTCAAAGCCCAGTAAAAGAAGTTCTGATCAGTATCAAGTCGTGCTTTGTCTGCGTCAGTGAATCCTAGAGTTGCACCAACAGAACTATTTATAAATTGACCGACAACTGATTTGTCTCCTGAAGAAGGCTTCCAAGTATCTGAAGATCCTGAAGTTGATTTCGGAGCAGGTTTGATCACTTGAACAAACTTCCCTGTCGCTGAATCATATTTGAAATATCCTGTGTCGCTTGTTCCGATCACGTCAGGAGTTTTTCCTGTTTGTTTTGCTTTCAAGTATGCACCAAGAGTTGTATTCGCTGAAATATTTTTCTTGTCTTGAAGTTGTGAAACTTGTGTTTCAGCTTTCTTCAAAAGATAGTTCAATTTTGCAGAGTCCACAGTTTGATTGATATTGAAGTCGTTCTGATTTCGAGTCACAAGATTATTGATCTCATTCACTCCGGCAGTATAAAGATCTGTATATGATTTCACTTGAGCGATTTTATTATTGATCTTCGCTTCAGCTTGATCAAGAACACGCTTTCCACGACCGACACGAGACTTCTCTGTCAGGAATGGATTCTCATCAATAGTTCCAACTGCTTCAGCAAGGTTCGCACGATCCTTTGCGATCTCTGTGTTCAATGCGTCAATTTTTCCTTTGATGTCAGCAAGTCCTGCTGTCGCATAAGCAGAATCATAAACTTGTTGAGATGACTGCGAAGGTTTCTTAAATACTTCTCCTTCGAGAGCAGTGATCCCAAGTTCTTTTGCGATTGCGTCAGACTCTTCTTTCGAAACAGTGTTTCGAGTATTCATCACAGTTTGATATTCAGAAACAGAAAGACCTGCCTTCCCTGCTTCTTCAGCAAGTTTTGTATCTTCAGCAAGTTTGATCTGTTCCGGAGTTTGAGTCACCTTTGTTGGATCAGCGACAACTGTGTTTTTTGTTGGATCAGCAACAGGTGCTTTATTCACATTGAGTGAAGCTCCTACTTTCACAAGGTTTGGATTCGCTTTGTATGTTGGATTCAATTCAAGAAGTTGAGAAAGAGTCATTCCATTTTGTGAAGCGATCTTCGAAAGAGAATCACCTTGCTTTACTGCGTAAGATCCACCGGCATTGACTGTCGATGTTGGTGTTACGATAGGAGCTTTTTGTGTTACGACCGGAGTCTTGATGATCGAAGCCGGATTGACTCCTGAAGACTGAAGATACCCTTTGTCCAGAGTCAAATCAGTTACTCTCTTTTTGTATTCTTCGACATCTGAATTTGAAATTGTATTTGTTGGTGCTTGTGCCATTATATTTTTTATAGACTAAATCTTCCACGATCGGTGCTTCCATATCTATTTCCGAAGAAATTAGGAACATCGAACATAGGAGAATCTTTTGAATGTTCGGAAGCACGACCATCTTCCAATTGTTTTGCTAAAACTGCGAGAGTTTCGAATGCTCTCTTCTCTTCAATTTGACCTTGTTGTGGATTCTTTTTCTTATCACTTGAAAGAGCCATTGAATATGCAAGAGTGATGACTGCCACATTTCCTGAATATTGCTGTGCGTCAGTATCCGGAGAGAAGGGAAGGAGATCTGTTGTCGCTGATAGCTCAACAAAATTTTTCTTTCCATAGACATCGATGACTTGACCTGCTGAAGCTGAATTCACATTGAAGAAAATCATACGCTTGAACTCTGACCAATACTTATCATTTGCATTTGAATTGTTTTCAAAGTATCTCTTATAACTTTTGAAATTTTTCTTCTCATATTCTTTTCCATCGATCACCAAAAGGAAGATCGAAGAAGGTTGAATATCTGTCGGATATGCAACATACCCATTTGTGATGTCTCCTGCAAGTAGAGTTGCAGTTCTGACGTGCTCTGCCCAATCCCAAGAACGAAAATCCCATACTCGATAGGAAGCTTCATTGATATATTCACCAAGATCTTCATCTGTGAATAGATCATTGTTTGCGATATCATCGTAGTTGATATCTAACTTTCTGCATAGTGATTTTTTTGCTTCTAAAAATGTCATTTATATTTATATTATAACAAGTAAATAATAATTTTGCTATGTGAGATCGACATATCTCCAAGTGCCATTCACCCAAATCCAAACTTGCAAATCAACTCCATCGTCCAAGAACTGAATCTGATCAAAAAATGTTTTCGGTGTAGCTGTCGGTGCAACAGTGATATGCTTTTTTACATTTCTTAAAGCATTCAAAATTGAGATGTAGTCTTCAGGTTTGAATTCAAACAAATCTTTCTTTGGAGTCGATGAAGGAGTTGGATCTTCAGAAGGTTCTACTAATTCAGGAATATTTGGATCTTTTTTTTCTTCTTTTGCCATTATATTATTCCGAGATCATCGTAAATAAAAGACATAGTTGGAAGCTCAAGGGGAGTTGTCAGATCTTCAAACTCTATCTTAATCATAAAGTGACGACCTTTTATTGCATTCTTGATATCAAATAAAACTTCTTCAAGATCTTCTGATGTGGTGTATGTTTTGACTTTGATCAGTTCGAACGATGTGATGTTTATATTATCACTCGAAGCTGAAAGAGCAGGAAGATCACGATCAAGAGTATAGGTTGCTGTTGCAGTTCCACCACCGGTGATTGATATGATATTGCGAGAATATCCTGCATTATTGTCTTCAAGGAATTCAACTTCTTCACCGACAACTGCCGGACGAAATAGTGTCTCATCAACAACAATTTTATTTGCAAGAGTCTGAAGTGTTTTTACTTGAGCGTATCGAAGCATTTGCTTTTTCATCGGATATATTTTTGCAATTATCTTAAATGACTTCGTGCTATCGACATCAAAGTTTGTCAGAATTTCTCGAATATTTATTTTGATTTGTTTTGCAATTTTTTTTGTTTCTCCTTCTCCTACCGGATTCGTGATGAAGACTGCATTTGTTGGATTGCTTGAACTAATAATATCAAGAAAGTTTGTGCACCCTGTATATAAACGACCAAGACTCACAACATAATATATTGAATGTGTTCGAAGATTATATTGATCAAGATTTGTTCGTGGATAAAACTCAAAAAGCTTTGATGTTATATTCATTTTATAGAGTCCTGCTCTTCGCTTTCCTTGACCTGAATAGTTCATAGGGAAGTAAAGATCATCTTCAATCACGAGTGAGTTTTGTGGAATTTCAGTCATTGCTATTTGATTCAAATCTGAATCTAAAAATTTGTCTTTGAGTGAAGTCAAAGAGTATCCATTCGTGATAAAAATTTCTCGTGTAGTGATCAAGATCCAGTTTCCACCATACTTTGAAACAGACAGAAGCTTATCAGGAAGATCTATCCATTGAGAGATTGAACGATCAGAGAAATTGTCCCAAAGCATAACAACTCCTTTTGTTTGGAAGTTGCAACCAATAAGGATTCCATTCGTTCCTTTGTGAATATGCTCAATAGAAAAACCTGAAGGAAGATTGAAAGCAGGGGAAGCGTCAGTCGTGATTGTATCAGTCGTGATGTTTAGAGTCGTGATATTATTTCCACGACCGAAAAGCACTGTGTCTTCATAAGTTTCAGTTGGGACATTTCCTGTGACTGAAGATCCAAAGTCTTTCCATCGATCGTCCCAAGAAGAAAGAACATACGCTGTATATGATCCAGTTGGAAGAGTTATCAAACTATGAAGATTCACGTTTGTCGCACTCGAATATGTAGCAATACGATGATAATAATAAGTCGAACCTGAAACGATTCTCATCATCTTGTTGACCATACCTGAATCAAAGTCTGTCCCTGCTGTCTTCGTGACACCAACAGATCCATTTGTTACAGAGATTGTCATCGTAGCGTCTGACACTGCCGGATCAAACCTTCCAAGATATTGATCTCCAACATAAAGAAGACGATTCTTTTGATCAGCAATCAATCCTGTTGGAGTATTTCCAAAGTGAGTTCGATCTACATTTGCCGGATACTGCAATAAGGGAGTAGCTACTCCATTTATTTGAGACATAATATATCCCTGTGTTGTCAAAAGGAATGAGTTATCTTCTGATGAAGTGATTGAAGTAAGACCACGAGCTTTTCCAAAAGCAAAAGCATAGATCGATCCAAGAATTGTGAACTGTGGGAAGGCAGTCGAAAGATCTGAACTTCCAAAATAAGAAGATTGATATCGAGTTGCTGACATTCCATTTGCAGACAAAGAAAATCCCATCGAACGAAAATGCTCTCCCCTTGTTTGTGGACGCTTGTTGCCGAAGCCATCATATTGTTTTATTAGTTCTTGTTTAAGCATTAGTATTTATCATTCCAATTAGTTGTAATATTAGGGAACTTCTCTTGCCAAAAATCAGCAATAGGCGTATATGAAGGAATGCTCATCACGAGAATTGCTGATTCCGGAGATATTGAAATATTTGCAATGACATCAATGCTATATGAAGGAATTCCGAATGTCAGAACTTGAACACTAGGAGCAATATTCACGCTCACAGTTGGATCATAAGAAGGAATACTGAATGTCATCGCTTGAACTCCGACAGATGTTGAAATATTTGCTGTCGCTGTCGCAGTGTATGTCGGTATTGAGAAAGTTAGGATCTGAACTGAAGCACTGACTGAAGCACTTTGTTCTCCTGAAGCAGTATATGCAGGGATTCCAAAAGTAAGTGATTGAGTTGAAGGGGAGATTGAAATATTCGCAATAGCACTGACTGTGTATGTTGGTATTGTAAAAGTCAAAACTTGAACAGAAGGATTTGCTGTGATAGCTCCTGCTTCTACTGAATAAGCAGGGATTGAGAAAGTCAAAGTGAAAGGTTGTGGTGGAGAATAACTATCATCAATAATTTCTGTTGCACTTTGAATAGAAAAAGTTGCAGTCAAAACAGAAGGGGAGACAGTTATGTGCTGAATCGCTGTCACTGTGTAAGTTGGAATTGAAACTGTTAGAACTTGAGCTGAAGGTGAAGCAGTTGCACCACCTGTAACAGTCCTTGAAGGAATTGAAAAAGTAGCTGAGACCACAGTCGCATTCACAGTGACACTCACTGAAGTTTGAACTTCATAGAGAATGTGTGCTAAAGCACTTAACATTCTTGTGGCTACTGAACTTTCTTCAAGTTCTCCAATTTCAAGAGCATCAATAGCAGAACCAGTCCAAGCTGAACCTGTTGCAGGATCTAACGCTAATAATCTACCAAGTCCTAAAGATAAAGTGTTATGACTGAATCCACTTGCATTGTCACTATTTGTTGAACCTGAACGAATACGAACTTTCGTGCTTGTTCCACTTGAAGAGTTTCGTCTTGAAATTGTGATTGCTTTCACTGCATAAATATTTCCATTTTGGATAGTGACATCTGCACGACTTTGAAGAGCAAACAATGCAACCTGACTTCCTGAAGTAGGAGACATCACATAGTCAGCGTCATCAATAGGAATTTCATCAACTTGAGTATAATCACTTGCACCAGTTCCACCATTCCATTGCATAGTTGAACCATTTGCATTTGGTTTCAAAACTTTCACTGCGTGTTCTCCACTTGTAAGAATAAAGGCAGTATCACTCACAACAAGATCATCAAGATAAAAATCAATATCTTGAGAGTTGAAATCTCTTCGAACACCAAGAGAAAGTTTTCTTGTATTCACTGTTATAACCCAAGAACGAGAACCACTTGCGTCACTCGTGTCATCAATTTTCAATTGATAACTTCCACTTGAACCGGCAACAATTTTGAATTGAACTTTATACCAAGTATTTGCAGACAACGCTGTTGATCCAGTTGCAACCAAAACAGGTGTGCTGTAATTATTGAAATCATAGACCACAATATTTCCACTACTATTCAATGCAAGAAAGGCAATAGGATCTCCACCTGAACTCATTACTTCCATTATCATTTCGTATGCTGAACTCGGTTTTGTTGCATATCTAAAATAGAATTCAATATACATTTCTGCATAGCTTCCACTATTTCCATTTATTTTTCCATCTGCGTCTCTAACAGTAGGGAAGTCTTGCCACTTTGTATTTGTTGAAGTTTTTGCAAAGTTTAAGGAATATGTTCCGTGTTTAGCTTGAGCAGATGTTACTTGTCCAGTTCCACCAGAACCTTGAAAAGGTTGATAGTCGTCTCCGGCTTCAATTGATAGTGTATTCCCTTGTTCCCAACCTGTGAAATTAAGTATTGCCATTTTTATATTTGAGATTCAAGATCTCTATTCCGAACACTTCAAAGAAATGTCCGGTAAGAAAGCTCAAACAAAACAGAGAGCTAGTTAAGGTTTAGAATACCTTCAGCATTCCACGCAATAGTGAAAGTTCCTGCTGTTGAAGTTTTATCTGAACCGAAGTCAAGATAACAAATCAAAGCTGAAGTTGAAGCTGTTCCTGTTGACTTGTAGATCACTGCTCCACGAGCTGTGATTGTTGAAGTTGTCCAAGCTACATCATCAGCGTCAAAGACGCCTTCATTATCAGTGTTGTCTGCTGTCACTGCCTTGTTGGCAAGAGAAGCTCCACCTGCTGTATATCCTGTTCCGGATACTTCGTTTGTGACATCATCGAAGAAGTCGTGAGCGTCTTGATCAGGAGTGTAAGAACTCGTGACAAGAGCAACTTTGATTGTGTCAGTATCAAGATCGATACCACCATTCATAATCAGCTTCTTAAAATTGTTGTAAATTACATCTGCCATTGAAATATATATAAATTAGATTTGATAAAAATTCGACCGATTACTTTGCAAGAGCTTTCTTTTGCTCCTTGATTTCATTCAGAGCATTCTTTGTGCGAGTCTTGAAGTCTTCAATCTTCGCTTCGAGATGAGCGATTCTTTCTTTTCTCCATTCAGGAGTTCGAAGAATTTTTCCATCTTCATCACGCACGATTCCACGTTTAGCTTCGATCTCTGCTCTATTAGAACCTGCACGTGATACTTTTACGTCTGTTTTACTCATTTGAATATTTGTTTTGTTAGCTTTCTTATAATGATTCGACCTGATAACTCTCTCCTTCCGGAGAAAGAGAGAGATGATCAGATCACATCTGATCGCAATGGTTTAGACCTTTGCGAATAGATATGCACCTGCTTTTCTGCGTTCGTCAGCAACCTTTGCACCATAACAGTTCAAGCCCTTAAAGTTTTGACCGAAGCCACCAATAAAGTCTTCAACGCCTGACTCTGTGAAAGCCATAGCCATTGTTATGAAAGATTTGTGACCTGCCAAACAGTAGTATCCAGTTGTATTGTTACCTGCAACTTGATTGTTTGAGTAGATCTTAAATCCTGCAACGTATCCGATGATACCTTTCTTGATCACATCTTCGTATGCAGTAGAAACTGCTGTTTGAAGTTGTGCTGATTTCAAAAGAAGGTTTGCGATCGCAGGTGGCAATACTGCCCAACGATCTTCAGCAGGGATCTCATCTTCATCAAGTATTGTCTTTAGATCAACAAGATAGTCAAAGATTGTAGTCTTTGAAACTGTGATCGCAGTGTTAGCTTCGATGATATAAGAAGCACCTGAACCGATAGCACCACCAGTATATGCTGATGTCACATCGTCCTTGTCGTCTTCAATAACAATTGCTGTTGCTGAAGTGTAAGTCTTGACACGATACCAAACAGAGTGACCAGTAGCTTTGAATCCAAGACCAACCATCGCTGATGTGAAAGTTGTTCCTGATCCTGTAACTGCACCAGTAGTGACATCAACTGTCACTGTTCCGGTTACATAGTTAGTTCCTACACGATTTCCTGAAGCAACATCTCCATACAAACCTAGAACGAAATTGTCCACAGTTCTTGCAAGAGTTTTTCCTGCTGTTTGGATAAGTGTTGAGCTTTCGTCTTCAACGTAAGAAGAGAACTTCGCAAAACTTTCGATTTGGAAGTAGTAAGCTTTCTTTTGATTGACAACGAGCTGTGCTTCACTCTCTTGTGGAGTATCCACGCTCAATGCTGAACCTGAATAATTTTTAAGAGATAGAGCTTCGAAGGTGAGAACGCTCAAGCGATCTGCACCACCACCTTTGATTTCTCCTTCATAGTCTTGATTTGTGATATCAGGAGCTATTGCTCTTTCGAAGAAGACCTTAAGTGAATTTTTAGCGAATTTCTCGCCAGTATTTGTTCCAAAATTAGCCATTCAAATATTTTGTTAGAGAAATACTTTCAGATTATATCTTCCCTTCACGCACAAGTTTATTATATCTCTTGTGATCTGTTAGTCGAATGTGCTTTATCTCTTCAGGAGTGTAAGCAACATTCTTTTTCAAAGGGGGATTTCCACCGGTAGGGGTTGCCCTAGATAATCTAGGGGGAGTTTCCTTCGGTTTTGGATCTGGATTCGGATCACTAGGGATCTCTTCGTCTTTTACTTCGTAAAGAAAAGCTCCGAGTAAGACTTCCATTGAAGCACCTTTGTTGGAAGGTTTGGTTGCGAATTCATAGAAGTCGTCTTCCTTTCCTTTCAACTTTGGTTCTGATTCAATGTATTGAACCAGTTTCGATGAGTCTTCAGTTTCCTTTGTGATATTGCCGAGCGTAGTGAAAATTTTATTCTGTCTTCGTTCGAGCACAACAGTTTTCACTGCCATATTCTTTTCGAAGTCAGATCTATATTCCCAATCCGGATCGGTGATTCTCATTTCCTCGTCTGTTGGTATTTCTTGTTGTGTAATGTCTCCGATGACTTTTTGTAGCTCTTTTAGTTGAGATTCTACAATTTGATTCCTGCGAGTTGAGTCTCCGAATTTCTTCTTAAAGTCAACTGCCGGAGCTTCCTTTTTTGGTGGTTCAGGAGTCGGTTCAGGTTCAGGAGTTGGATCTTCTTCAAGATCATCTTCTGCACCATCGTCTTCGCCTTCATCATCATCTTCGGAAGGAATCACGTCTTTGTCTTCCAATTCAACGTCTTCTCCTTCAGGAATTATTTCAAGATCTTCCTTTGGATCTTCGATCGTCCCATTTTCAGGGGTTAGATCATTTTCTTTTTTTGTGTTCATTTGATTCAAGCCGTCCTATGTTTCAAGGGTTTGGCATAGTTATTTGAATAATACGACTAGAGAATTTTTATTCTTCTCCACGAGCTTCATTGATAGCGTCAATGATATCACTTTCTTTCTTTAGACCAGTGATATCAATTTCTTCATCTTTAGCAATTGCTTTCAATTCTTTCAAAGACATTTCTCCAAGATCTTTTTCTGAAGAAGTAGAGAACAATTCTCCCTTCTCGTGCTTCTTGATCAGATCAGCATATCTTGCTGTGTCTGCGTCATTCAAGTAAGAACGACGAGCCATCAAGAAACCAAGTTCTTCGGTTGATAATGAATCTTTACTTTTTGCTAAAATTGCTTCAAGCATTTCTTTTGATTGTGTATCCATTTGAATTTTCTTAAATTAAGCTATTTATAATATTCGACTCAATGATGGTGCTACATAACTTTCACACCTTTCATCATTTTTTTATCCATCATTCCCATTTTTGGATCTGCTTTCATTTTACCACCTTTCTTTGAAGATTTCTTTGGAGCTTTTTTTACAACTACCTTTTTTGTCTTCACAACTTTTTTTTTCTTTACCATTATGTTTTTTTCAAATTACTTAAATGTTTCTCCACATACGACCTTGCTTTCTCCGGAGCGATTAGAAAATCTCTCAAGAGAATATAATTGTGAAGTCGTGCCTTCAGGTGACGCTCTCGTCTTTTCCTGAATAGCAACTCAACAAAACCTTTCGGATAATCGTGACCTGACAACTCCCTTTCAAGAGCTGTGATCATTTCGATGAGATAATTTTTCAGATCAGGAATAGTGACCTGTGATTGAGAAAGTGATTGTGCCCAACGCTCAAGAGTCTCAAGCTCTTGAGTATTCATATCTTCTCTCTTCAATCCAAATTTTGCGAATATTTCGTCCATTGATTTATTTATTATAACATTTATTGCACAGGAATTGCAGGATTTTCTGGTGTGGATATCTTGCTTTTATCTAGCCCTGCATTTTCTTCTCCATTAAGACCATTCTGTTCATCGAATGACATCACTTCATCAATCTCTTCAGGTGATAGTTCGACCATATCAAGTGCTTTCTTTTTGAGTATTTGTTTTAAGGGAACATTTTCAGGGAACATTCCTGAAATAGCTTGAAGCTTCTGAATTGATTCAATAGTTTTCTGATCACGCTCTGCTGTGCTCATAACTTTACAAGCATATCCGATCTCATCTTTCCAATCAGCAACATTCACTTCTTCAGAATAATAATTTCCTTTATAAGATTTCTTAAATAGTTTCACCGGTTCGATCCATTTCTCATTTGCCATCACGAACTTATACCATTTCTCACCAAGCTCGATTCTTGCAAGACGATAGAACTTTGCGATCGATGTGATTCTTTGATTACTATTTGCCAACATCAGCTTCACTTGACCAAGAGTGACATCTTTCCCTTCATCAACTCCTTTCTCTGTCGCTGTGGACGCTGTGGCACGTTCTACCATACCAATAAGGAAGTTCATCTCGTCCATTGATTCAGATAGATCAGGAATGTTTACTTGCTTTGTCACCTTGTTTGGATCTCCTGCTGTTGGATACCAACCGAAAGGAACAGGATCATAAGTTTGTGGAATCCATTTGTCTGAAGCAGTTGCGTCATAGAAGTGCATTCCAAAGTTTCGAAGAACTCTATTCTCTACCATTTGAGAGAACCAAGAATTCAAGATCTTATTCGGTGTTCGAATAATATCTCCCATACCATCTGACCAAATATCTGTTTTCTCGATATCATCTGCCCAAGTGATGAAAGGGAAGAAGTTGATTCCAAACATATCTTCAAGTTTCTTATTGAATAGAGTGATTCCATCTGCTGTGATTCGAAGGTGGATCACAAGACGCTCTGATTCTTCGTCCCATAGTCTGATATAGTGCTCATTCAATTCAACATAAGTCTGACCAACTGACGGATTGTTTATGTCCCAAAGTCCCATATCTTGCATACGCTCATTCTTTGCTTGAAGTGATTTCACATTCTCTTCAGAAAGAGCGAGTCCCAAAGATTCAGCATATTTCAATCGAAGTTTTGCAACTCCTTCTTTATCAAAAGTTTCATCTGCTTCAATATCAGAAATAGACTTAAAGATATTCACGTGTGCTTGATAGTTCGCTGTGTGCTCGATATCTGCCGGATCTGCATATCTATCACAAAGCCAATCGTAAGGTTCAAGAATATCAATAGTTGGACGTCCTTGCATTAGGTTCAATTTCATTATTGAACGACCATAAAGAGCGACTTGCTTCTTGTCCACAATATCTTTTAGTTCAAGATTGTCTTCATTATAAAACCACTTCCAATATTCATTCACGAATATTTCTTTTTGTTTATCTCCGGATAGTGATTCAAAATAAAGATCAGTAAATTCATCTGTCTTCGATAGCATTGTTCGAATAGATTCCTTCATCAAAGGAACATTCACTGATTGTCTTTGAGTCAAACGATTCACGAAGACACGATCTCTATACAAAGAATAAGTTTCACGCCATTCGGAGTGACGTCTTTCTTGATGATTGTATGCACCTTCTCGATACGCCTGAACACGTGATTCGATCAAAGTTTCATCATCGTATGTTTTCACAAGTTGTTTAGTTTCTGCCATTCAATTTATAAATATATTATAACATTATTTTTTTATACAAGATAGTTCTGTGTATAACTTATAAAAGATTCCAACCTTGTCGATTACCTTGATCGAGAATTGCTTTCGGATCAGGCATTTTGAACTCCTTCTTTTCGACAAAGTTTGAGTCTGCAAACGTAAGCATAAAAGCGTCAGCGTCATCAGGAGATTCTTCTCCACGCTTTCGCATATCTTCTTTCGATTCAATCATCGTAACTCCTGATCCATTCTTCTTGTATCTGATACGAGTCAACTCTTCCCAATTCTGATCAGGATCAAGAGCACCAATATGCTTTACCCAATACTGAACTCCCCTTTTCCCTGCATAGAGCTGTGCTCTCATATTCGCATAGGCAGGAATGTCTTCTTCTTTTCCTGACTTTGGATTGAATCTCGTTTCGAGTTCTGTTGCTTTAGCTCCAAGCTGAACTGCGACAGGGGAATATCCTTCTTCTAACATCTTATCAGTCACTCCACCACCGACTCCGGTATCATCAAGAAATACATTTCCATTCAAGACGTGATGTTCTTGAGATAGAGCGATGTTTTTTCCTGCGACATTCATCAAATTGTTTTCGTGATTCTTTTCAAGATATGTTGCATAGTTGTCTCCACGTAAGCACCACACATTGAAGTTTCGACCACCACGAGCGATGTCGTTTCCAAGTCTCTTTGCACCTGTCGGAGTCATTGTTGCCCATCGATCTTGTGCTCTCTTGATATCTTCTTCAGTCAAAAGATAACTCCAACCTTTATCATCGATCTCATCGGCTTCAGGGAATTTGCATTCATATAAAATTTTGAAAAAAGAATATTTACTTGCTTCATCGATTGTCTCTTGAGTGATACGTCCTTCGTGGATTCCTTGATAACAGTCAATAAGTATTTTGTGATAGTCAGGATCAAGACGAGATTTCAAAAAGTGATTTCGATTGAAAGGGTTTCCGATCTTAAAAAGAAAGTTGTCGTGTGGATTGTCTCCAAGCATACGCATAACCAAAGCGTGATCTTGATCATTGATGATTGCTGATTCGTCTTCAACAACATTCTGTGCTCCGAATCCAAGAGCTTCTTTTGCTGAACATATAAAAATTTCACCGATCAATCCATTCCCAACATCGAAGGTGATATGGTTTTTGTTTCGATGACGTCTGATTGCTTCTGCACTGTCTCCTTTGTCCATACGAAAGCGAGAAGCTGTGAACTCATTATCAAAGATGTGAGCATTCACATAGTTCATAATGATCTTCGCTTTGTCTTTTGTTCCTGCCACAATAGCCCACTTCTCCGGATATGATGAAGCACGAGTCAACACTGCAAGAGCTGTGGTGCGAGACTTTCCAAAACGTGTGAATGTCTCACAGTGAATTCTAGGGTGAAGACGCATTGCAATAGACGCAAAAATCTCCACCTGTGAAGGTGTGAGATAGATAGGATTTCCATCTTCGTTCTTATACATCGAAGCGACCATATCTCGAATCTTTAGTTTGTCATATTTTGCTTCTACCATTTTTCATTTCTCCATCGATTACGAATCGGAATCATTTGTATCTCATACAGATCTGCTTCATTGAGCTTTGCCAATTCTGCTTCAGTCTGTTTCTTTGTTTTGAAAGCAACGCTCACCTTTCGCTTGTATTTACTCTTTGATTGAGACCGACCTTTTTGAGAGCGATGATCTCTGTGACGATATCCTTGCTCTGGTGCTTGTAAAGACTTTGTGACACGTGCCATTCATATTTTAGAATCGTTTGACTATCCTACCGATATTGCCTTGAGATGGAATGACCACTTCCACTTTGTCGCCAACAATAACTCTGATGAAGTTCTTGTGCAGACGACCGGCAAGATAACAAAACATTATTTTCCCATCAGCAAATTCAACTCTGAACTTGAGTGATGGCAATGCTTCAACAACTGATCCTTTTTCTTTTCTATCCATTAGACTTTTTTAGCTTTATCGTTTATCTCTTGTAATAGATCAGGGTGAGTCAACTCGTGCCCAACCTTCTCAACATCAACCACGTGGAAGTATTGATTCCCAACCTGTGCCCCCATCGTGAGAATGAATTGAGAACTGTGCTCAACCCATCTCATAATACCAAGAGCTTGAATGAAAGATCCCCATTCGTTCTGCACATTCATCTTGCAGATATCACCTTCATAGATCTTTTGATTGTTCTTGTCCTTCTGTCCGGAGAACCAAAGAAGCACGAAGTCATTTGAAGGGATCTGATTGAAATAGGGAAGTCCATCAGGTGCGAGTGTGATCCCTTTACTCATCAAAGCATTCTCATCAAGAAACTTGTTCTCTCCAAGATCGAAACCAATATATTCTCTAGGGAATTTTGAAGCTTTCATATTATGCGTATCGAGATCTCAAGTGTCTTCGATAATCGGTTCGACAAGACCGATGTGTGAAAACAATCTGACCGATTGAAACCATCATAGGATCTCCACAATGTTTGCAAGGTTTCTCCCATCGTGGAACAACCATCTTCTTTGGCATATCCTTTTTAGAAGGTGCAACATCTTTCGTGTTCGCTTTCTTCCTGTCGATGAAAGCTTGAGTGATTCCATAGGTATCACGTCGAAACAATTTGAGTATCCAGTTGATGATTCTTTTAAGCATATTTTTTATTTAAGAATTTATAAGTTGTCCCATTCATCGGAATTGCTCCTGTGCCTTTCTTCAGCTTGAATGGAGCAAGGATCTCTGAAGCATACTTCTCTTGAAGAGCGACGACTCCTGCGAATGTTCTTGCACCAAAGAAGTCAGTCGGATTCTTGATGTTGAATACTGTCGGAACTTCGAGCATAAGAACTCTCTGAAGCATTACGACATCATATCCACGATCTCCTGCTTTGAGACCACGAGTCCATTGAAACTTGATAGGTTGAGAAGGTTTGACCGGTTGCTTCACTGTCACGATGATCTTCAAAGCCCAAGCGATGTGATACTTCGTGTCGAGTGTCTTCAGGAATGGCACGTATTGATCAGATATTCGCTTGTATAGAGTGTTGTTGATCGCAATGAGTGAGACTGCGTGATGTGGATTTTTATTGTCACAGAGACCAATCTTGCCATCAGCATTGAACCAATCTCCACATAGTCCAATCGCAATTGAGATCGGAGCTTGTTTTGCGTGACGAATAAGAGCTTCATCGTTTGGTGTGCCGGTGCAGATCCATTCGTATGAGACATCAAAGATCTCATTGAATCGTTTTGCTTTAGCATACATCTCCGGTGTGATTCTCTTTGGATCGATCCATTCATCGAAGTTTGAAACATTCTCCGGTGTGATGAAGTCCTTCTGTGGAAGAAGTCCAAATTTGCGAACTGCTTCAGGTGGATTCTGAAGATAATTTCCTTGAGCTGTCGTTCCTGATGTGATGGCATTGAAAGCTTCAGAGAAGTTCACCATTCCATCGCCATCGAAATATCCAAGAGCAGTCATAAGAACTCTCTTGTCTTCAGGGATCTTATTGTTTTTGAGTAAGAAATTTATTTGACCTTGAATGATCTTCAGCGTGTCGAAGTTGGTGCAAGACATAGTGTCGAAGATACCTTCCTTGTATTGCTTTTCAGGCATAGACATATACTTCTCCCAATCTCCTGACTCGTTTCTGATCTCGAATGCTACTCCTGATTCGAATCCTGCAATGAAGTCTTTCGGCTTCACTTCTAGTAAAACATTGCTGATCAACTTTGGATTCTTTTCATTTGTATTTTTCATAATCTTTTTCAAATAAATTATTGATAATGTTGCAGGGGGACGAATCGAACGTCCGACCTCAAGGGAATGAACCTTGCGAGATACCACTTCTCTACCCTGCTATGACTTTACTCTTTTATTATACTGCAAGAATAATGCAAGGGGAAGCGATTCTCGTGTTGATAACTACACCGGACGAATCTGAATGTTCTTTTTCTTCCAATCGATCGTCACTATTGCAAAATCATTCAGATCAACTTCACGATCAGGGAATCTTTTCTTAAATGATTCGACACAAGCTTCACTGTATGGGAGTATGTCTCTGATTCGGATCTCTTTTCCTGCCATCTCAAGCGTCTTCTTGTCGAAGAATACTGCACTGATCAATGAATCGAGTTGTTCAACTTCCAATTTACTTCCAATTTCTTCAGAATTAGCAGGAAGCTTTTCTCCATTGACTAGGGGACGATTGATTGAGATCGTGATATCTTTCTCAAGACGAGCACAGAGCAAAGTTCTAGGTTGCAGATTGTTTTGTGTAAATGATGGCACGATTGAATATCCACCTTTGATGAACCATTCTTGCTTCTCTTCATACTCTTCTGAATTGATACTGAATGGAACATTGTCTCCAACCTTAATCAAAAGAGCACCTGTATCATTCACTTCTTTTTTTAGTTTTTGTATTAGCATATTACTTTGAAAATAAACTTATAATAATTCGAAGCAACACTGCGAAGAATGACTCTTTCTTCTTTGGTTGCTCGATGTATGTTTTCACTTTATTGATTGATACTTCCATATTGAAGACAGGAGCTTGAACTTCACGAATGAGATCTTCTGCCCACATATTGTGAAGCTTGTTGCCATAGCAAGTCTTCGAAGCGAACTCTCTATGTGGACAGATATCTTCAGGTGAGATTTTATATTCGACAGTCTTCTTCTTCAGTAAGATCCCAAGAGTTTGTCTCTGTGCTTCAGTTGGAAGTGTTGCGTCAAAGTTTCCTGCGAGACAGATCCCAAGTGATTGAGAGTTCTTTCCGATGGTATGAGCACCGATCTCTGTGTCGAGTCTTCCTTGTGTGAGCTTTCCTTTCTTGTCGATGAAATAATGATATCCGATCTTTCCCCAACCGAGACTCTTGTGATAGTTATCTACGATCTCGAAGGTATGATTCGATGTATCAGCTAAAGGATCAGCGTCAGTTCCACCGGTATGATGAACAATCAAATACTTTGGAATGTTTATTCCTGCGAAGCCAAGCATATCATTTTGACCTTGAGAGCATTTCATTATTGTTTGAAGAATAAAGCTAATAATAAAAATATAATGATCGAGTATAGAACTCGTCTTGCTTTCTTCTTATCAATTGTGATGTATTGTTCTTCTTTCATTATAAAACTTTGATGACTTTCTTATCTTCTTTGAGAGCTTCTTCACGATATCCTATTGATCTCAAAGCTTTCGCTCTAGTGTCTGATGAAGCAACTGTTTCCTTTGTGTCTCCACGAATGATGAGCCACTTCTTCCACTTTGATTTCTTCTTTGTGTTTTTCTTTAAGATGTAAGGCATTGATAAATATATTATATCATTTTTTTCTTTGACTTGTCTGACTTCTTCAGCTCAACAAAAGCTTTTACTACTAGCTCCATCACATATCCTTGAAAGTAAGCAAACAACTCTTCTCCCCCTTCTCCATAATCAATTCCAATATCTTTCAAAGACAAGTGAACAAAGTGATGAATCTCGTGTGCTAAAGTTCCATAATCTTTTGCACTCCATTCATTCTCTGTGATCAATAAAAACTTTCTTTTCTCGTGAGTATCCGGATCATCTATCCAAGTATAACAAGCAACAGGATCAATTCCACCTTCGAATTCTCTTCCATAATATTCCCTTAACATTTTCTGATATTCAGAATAGCTTCCGAAACATACTGCGAGACGAAGACAAAAGATAGGGAAGTCGAGTTCGCAGATCTTTATGTCAAACTTTGATATCTTATACCATTGCGAAATTGTTTCGTTTAGAAATGGTTTCTTTGTTATTTGTTTTTCGTATTTTATTTGCATTATCTTCTATCATCGTATAAATATTCAGGCACACGAACCTTCTGATGTGCACCACGACCATTTCCCATCAAAACGAATGCACCCTTTTCATCATAGAGAAGATCATTCTCTGTTCTTCCACCCCTTGATTCAAGCCATTGTCTTATTGTTCTGATCATTTATATCTTATTATTTCAAATACAATACCAATCGGAGACGACCATCTTTTCCAACCACCGATCTTTTCTTCTTTCTTTCCACCAATCATATATGGTTCTCCGAGTGTCTTGAACTTTACACAAATAAAAAAGAAATAAGGACGAAAGATTCCGACCATTGTCGGTGGACACTTTAAGATCTCAATCCCAACATACCACTTGTTGAGTTTGATCGCTTCTCCCATTTTGTGAAGTCTTCCGATTTTCATTTTATTTCTGTGATGAACTAAAGATAATAATACAGAAGACAACAAATACGAATGCACCAAAGAAAGCCAAGCTATCAAGAACAGTTATACAAGCGTATGGAGTCGTGAATGGATTATGATATTGTTCGCAGTTTAGTATTTGCATATTATTCACTTTTTTTCTTTCTAACACCTGATATTGATCTCATAAAAGCATTTGCTTGATCAGTCAGTCCCATTGAGTTGAACATATCGAAGATTGAAAATGCGTCAATGTAGATATTCCCATCGTGATTTCGATATGTGTATGTGCTCACCATATAAGTTCCAATTGATTCAGTGTGTGATTTCTCACAATCTTTGCACTTATGTTTTTTTGTATTTGTTTTTGCCATATATTATTTATCTTTTAGAAATTGTTTAAGTTCACCGATTTTCTTTTGATCAAGAACAAGATTGAATCCATATCTTTTTCCTTCGTATTCCATATCAGCTTGAATGAATACCTGACCTTCAAACTCATTCTCACCTGAATAGAATTTAGCATAACATTCACGACCTTCAATTTTTACATCTTTTTGAGTTATCATATTTATTTCTTCGGCGTCAGAATCTCTCTGATCGCATTACCCAAAGCTTCAAGCTGTGGTATATCAACCTTCTTGTCATCTGTAAGGATTCCTGCAATCTTCGCAACTCGATCTGTTGCTGTGAGAGCAATAGGAAGGTTTTTGTTTTGATAAGCAAGTTCAGCGAAGCGTTTCTTGATTGTTGCAGGATCGAATCCTACTTCCAATAAGAGCTTTGATTTCAAGTTCTGAATGTTAGCATTTGTCAGTAGTTTAGATCCATTTGTTTTTGCACTTTTATATGCTGAAGTATAATCTTCAGAACCATCATCTTGCTTCACTTTCCTTGTTGTTGTTTCTATTTCGAATGCTCGAAGGTATGCAAGAGTTGCATTGTTGAAACACTTTCCATCTTCACCACCAAGAAGAAGATACACAAACCGAATATGAGAAGGTTTCAATGTCTTGAGATCCTTCTCTATATCAGGAGAAACCTTTGGTGGTTTCTTTGGTTTCTTCTCTTTAGTTGTTTTGGTTTTTGTTTTCATTCAATACTTATTTTTTGTTTGCACTCTGGACATATTATATATCCATTCCCTTCTTCATCGTCTTTGACATCGTTCACATCTACAAGTTCGAAGGATCGATAATAAGGACAACTTTTGTTTTGGCATACTGCCGGAACTTCTTCGTATCTTTGTAATGTCATTATACCACTTCAGACTTAAATGATTCAGTTTTTACTTCGATCACTAACTTGTTTTCAAATCTGTCTATTGTCACACTCTTCTCAAGATTCAGAACTATTCCTGCAATAACTTGATCCTTGTCCTTGTCTAGCTTTTCAATGAGTTCTTTCTTCAGGATCTCATATCTCTCTTCGACAACTCCTTTGAGTTCATCTTGAATTGCTTTCGATAATGCTTTCAAAAAATCGTTTTCCATAATATTTATATGCAGTCACTACATCTTGATCCTTCGACCGATACTGAAGCACTTTGACACTTCGAGCATAAAGATGGATCAATTGTTGGTTTCTCTATTTCTTCAATAAGATCATTGATGACATACCAAGCATTACACGCATTTCCATTGCAAGATAATTCTTCTCTGATTCCTTTTAGTTTTTCGAGTATTTGTTCCGGTTTCATAATTATATTTGATGAGTTCCTTCAACTCCACGAAGTTTTCTGTCTTTTGTTCTCTTATCCAACCACATAAGAGCTTCTTCCATTTTTGTAATAGCAACAGAGTTTTCTCTGCAAGGGAATCTTCTGTTCAGTTGATTGAGTCTCTCTATTGAGACATTCAACATCTCTTCGAGAGTAGTTCCATTTTCAGAAGTCCCATCTGGATTCAGTCTGTAAAAACAGATTTGTTGTGAAGGAACTCCTGCATTGAAGTCTTTCAACTCATACACATTTTTTTCCAGTGTAACTGCCCCTGATACTAAACCTTGACCTTTTTCTTGATTTGCTTTATCCATAATTTTAAGCGACACCTGCCATCGCATTAGACACTTGATAATAAGGAATATCATTCTTTCGAGCGTATTCCATACGAGCGACCTTTCTTTTTTGTGTTTGAATGATTTGACGAGCGATTCGATTCTGAATTCCCTGCCTTCGAAGAGTCCAATTCTTTGAAGCATAGTATGGAAGACCTTTTTGAGTCTTCTCTGAAGAAGACATCAATCTCATTCCCAATTCTTTTGCGTAATTTCTAGTCATAGGATTATTCTCTTATTAGTTCGATCTTATAAGTTTTCAAGATGTCTCGAACATCATTGATTTGATTCGCAACCATAGCAGGAATCCAAAGAGAGATCACTGTGTCAGCATTTTTGTATTCTAGCTTCTCGATTGTTCCTTCGAACTCGATCTCCGGAGTTTGATTCTTTGAATCCTTCAGTTCTTGTTCGATCTCACTGATCTCTTCTTTGATATTCTTGATTTGAGTCTTCTTGTTTCCTTCGAAGAGCTGATTCTCGCTTTCAACATTTGCCATCTTTCTTTCAAGATCTTGAATCTTTACGAGTAAAGGTTCTTCATTGAATGAAAGCTTCACTTTATAATCACGAAATGATTGTGGAAGTTGAGTCTTTAGTGTCATTTTGATTGACCATTGAAGAAACTTATCCATCTTCATTGCTTCGAAGAAGAAGATTGAAGTTGCGACTATACTTGAATCGAGATCAAGCAATTCTTTTCCTTGAACTGCTTCTCTCCTTTCCTGACTTTTTGATTTTGTTTTTGGCATAAATTTTATTTGTTACGATCGGCATAAGTTGCCTTTATTTTATAATTGCGAACGAAGTCATACTTCCTTCGGTTTCCATAAGTGATTGAATAAACACGAGCAAGTTCACCATCTGCCATTTCGACTTCAGTGTGAGCTGACTTGATTTGATTCTTGAAGACTTGAACTTGTTCAGCTCTTTCTCCTTTGATCTTTTTCTCCATATCATAGATCGCTTTTGAATCGTTCTTCTCGCTTTCCGGAAGAAGTTCGATAGCTTCCTTCAATGGAGTTCCTTCGAGTTCCTTGAGATCGTTCTCAAGTTTTTCTTTTCGAGATTGAGCTTCAGCGAGTTTCGCTTTGTTCATATCAATCTCGACTTCATTCACGAAGATTGCCATTTTGTAGCCCTGAAGCATATCCCATTTGATCCATCGTTTACCGAGAATCATATATGTAAGAAACTGAAATATATTTTGCATAATTTTTTGTAAAAGTTATTTATAATTGACCTTGTAATATATCTATTTTAGCACTTTTCTAGTATCAAAACAAAAGCGATGTGTGTGGATAACTTGCTTTCTACTTGTCAAAATAGTTCTCTGTCGGTGGAGCTTCAATTCCTGTCTCTGCTTCAATATCCATAATGTATTGAGAGAACTCTGACTTGTTCAATTCTGTGGTGCTCTTCTTCAGACGAACAGATCTTCCGAGCACATTATAAACTCCTTCAGTAAGAAACATTCCAGAGAATAATTCGTGAAGCTTTTGAATGTTTCGCTCCCCTGTCTCTTCAGCAATGATCGGAAGATACGCTCCCCAATAATATCTATTTTGTCGTTCACTTCTTTTTGGACGTTTGCTTGAAATATAAAGAGATACTTTTTCACCTGCTTTGAATTTATTAAGCTGATGTTGATAGAAAATAGGAGATGACACCTTCAGCTTGTTTTTTCCATCTGCTCCCTTCTCGATCTCACCGGCAAAGTCTTTTGTCTCTACAACAAAATTATCTCTGAATTCATTTTTGGTTCTTGTGTGTTTTTGTTTTTTCTTTTTTAGTGTTTTCTTTTTCATAAGATGTGAGAGTTATCAACTTTTCTTTCCTTGATCCTTTCTCTTGCTTCTTCGAATGAGACCATACTTCCATAAAGAGATGATGAGAGTTGATGAGCGTATTCATCAAGTTTCTTTCTTCTCCAAAAAGGTTGATTCACGATGATCCATTTATATTGTTCTCTGAATGCTTCGAGTTCTTGAGAATATCTGAATCTCTTCGAGAAGAGATATAAGATCCACCAAAAGACTGCAACGAAATAAGAATAGCAATGTTGTCTCAAGTGAATCGATTCGTGAACTTGATAATCTTCAGGGATTTCAATATTTGCGTATGTGATCCTTCCGAATGCAACTGCTACTGTGCCATCAGGATCATAATCAGGGAAGAAAATTTTCAATATTCTCCAAAAGAAAGGACGAGAGTATTTGATTGTGACGATTTGTTTTTTCATAACCCTATTGCTTTGACGTCTTCGAGAGATCTCACGACAAAGTATTTTCCACTGTGTGCTTCCACTCTTGCTTGAAATACTTTTTGATCTTTTGATTGATAAGTTTTTGCTGAAGTTTCAGTCTTCGGCTTCTTTACTTCGAGAGCGTAGAAGAGACCACCAACAACAACTATGATATCCGGCAATCCTTTTGGAGTATATTTCGGAAGTCTTCTCATTGTGATCTTTCCCCCTGCACCTTTATTGAAAGCAGGAATGTTGTTCAGTCTGAAGAAGCAACGATCTCTTCCTTCGAGATATTCACAAATAGAATTCTGAATATCCGATTCTTTATTTTTCAGTGATTTTGTAGCCATTTGATGAAAGCATTTCTGTTAGTTCTTCGACCGAAGCACTATTCGCTTTCTTTTTCCAAGTCAGGTATGTATTCAAAGAAGCAACAAACTTCTGAAGATCTCCTATGAGAAGATCTGATTTTATTATCTCACCTTCCTTTGTCACTGTATAAGTTGGTTCTGTTTTAGATTTAGCCATTTCTTGTGTTGGCACTTCTTGTGAAGTGATAGAATCTTTTTCAATAATAAAATTGAAAGTTTGATTTGGAACTATCACTTCAGTCTGTGTCTGATTACTTTGTAATTCAGCAGGTTTTTGAACTGCCGGTTCTTGTGTATTCGAACCCACAAGAACTTCTTTTTTTTCATTCTGTCCTTTATTTGTTTGAATTTTCAAAACTTCTTCTTTCAATTCTTCAATATCTTTAGCCTTGCAACAATCTATTTGAACAGGTTCTTCAGGAATAACAGGTTGACTGTCTGAAGCCAACTTCGCAATTCCTACTGATACAAGAATAGAAATGATGACGATCAATATTGTGAAGTATATTTTTTTTAGTTTCATTTTATTTTATAGATCCCAAACTTTTCATTGAGAGTATCTCGAACGTAAGTATAAGGAATCGCTTTGCTGATCATCGACAGTTCGACATCTGTCGCTCGATTAAGTAGAACCCAATCGAATCGTTCTTTGATATCGCTCCTTCTTGCCATATCGTGATGAGTATGACAAGCCGGAAGGATACAGAATTTTGCTTGATATTGTTTTCCACCATAGATCAGAGCGTGATGTCTTTCTATGCGTCCACCACAACCACCGAGAAAATGAAGACAACATTTTTTATAATATGGATCTTCATTCAGCTCGTCATTCAACTTTTTAGGAATGTGGTTCATCAATATAATCCTTCATTATGTCTTTTTGATGTTGATAGTTGTGATGAGACTTGCTAGGAAGAACGAGCACAACTGCACATTCACTTCCTTTCTCAATTGTGACACCGGTATTGTCACAGAAGTATTCAACCTTTGCTTTTCCATATAGAACTTCGCACACTTCTCCATATTTTTTGCAAAGCTTTTCAACTTCTTTTGCTTCTTCAATTTTGAGTATTTTTATCGACATATTTTTCTATAAGAGAACTTCTTGAATCGGTTTTTCGTAGTCATACAATCCATCTGATTTCAGCAAAGCTGTAATATCAGGGAAGTCTTTCACACTACAACGAACTTCTCCAACAATTTCTCCGGTTATTTGATCAAGAGTGATCTGAACAGGGATCTCTCTTTCTCCTGCAAAGAACTCTTTTGCTCTCGCCATATTCAATCCATAGAGAGCTTTTTGAGTTTTGCCATCGACCTTTGGTTTATAAACAATTCCACCGAACCGAACGAAGTCACCGAAACGAGCATATTCTGTGTGACCGAAAAGATGTTTGACTTCTTTCGTGTGGAACTCGTGCTTTCGATTTTTGCCACACCAACAATAAACTTTATACAATGCGTCAATCAGTCCCTTGTGAAGTGTAGCGAATCGATCCTTGATGTTTGAATTGCAATATGGACACCTGCCTATCTCATTGCGATTCTCGTGAATATATTGCTTCTCGTTTGTGAATCTTTCACGATGACCTTTCTCATCAAGTATTTTCCAATAATTGTTTTTGACTTTTTTCATATTAAGCTTCTCGCACAACATCGTGACCAAGACGATCAAGCAGTTCGATCAATGATCCGATCGGAAGAGTGTTTGCTCCTGATACGAGACGAAAGTCTTGCTTGAATCCTTTTGTTGTGTAGTCTCGACAGTAGTTGCGAACATCTTCTTCTGTCATACATAAAATTCCATTTATTGTCCACATAAAATTTAGAAAGGAATGTCTTCCGGATTGATGTCTTCTTCCGGATACTCGATTTCTCCTTGATTACTTGAATCGACCTGCTTCTTCTTTGGATATGAAGGAGCTTTTTTGTTTTTTGAATAATTCCCTTTAGTTGGAGCTGAAGGTGAATCAGGGAATGCTTTGTCGAGATCATTCTCGTCTTCAGGTTTATATACATTTCCACCCCTTTGTTCTCCTGAACGTGGAGCGAACTGCATATTTTCAACAACAACTTCGGTTCGATATAATTTCTTCCCTGTGTCTTTGTCTTCCCAAGATCGAGTTTGATTGCGACCTTCGATAAAGAAGAGATCTCCTTTAGCAACATATTGTGCGATCAATTCTGCCTGTCTTCCGAAAGCAATGATGTTGTGATACTCCACTGCTTCTTGCTTTTCTCCTTGTTCATTTTTCCATACACGATTTGTTGCCATAGAAAATGAAGCAATCTTTATTCCTGAAGGTAAGGCTTTCAATTCAGGATCTCTCGTCAAACGTCCGATGATTTGTGTTTTATTTAGATTCATATATAAGTTTTTTTAGTTTTGTAAAATTAGTTCAAAATCGTCACTAGCGTCTGCTTCACCTGTTGTGCAAGTGAAGCACATTCCTGTTCCAACAAGTCGCCACACCGGAAGGGAACACACTTCGCATTCAGAATTATCTTTCGCCATTTCTTTGAGTTCCGAAAGACTGAATCCACGCATTCCAAGCTTTACTGCTTTTTCCGGAGTGATATATTCTGCAAAGTTATTCATTATTTTTTACTTGCATAATACTCTGCGTCCAATTCTTTCTCACGCAATGCGACTGCGTGAAGTCCTTTGAATGCACTGAAGTCTCGTTCTGCTTCTTCAACAGGAACATACTTCTCGATCAATTCACCTGTGTCTTTGCTGAAGTTCAGAATGCGATATCCTTTTGCTTGATTCTTTTTATCTGCATTCGTGTTGTGAGCTTTCAAGTATCCTGCAACCTGATATCTTTGACTTGAATATACTCCCTTCGATGATTTGTAGTCCACAACTTCGAGCTGACCATTCACTTTTGCAAATAGATCTCTTCGTCCTGCGAACTCAATCACCGGTTCACCTTCTCTTGATTCACCGGCATAGAATGAATTGTAATAAATAGGATCTTCCATTGCGATGAATTCAATTTTGTTTGAATTATACCAATCAAGAAAAGCATTTATTCCATTGATAGCTTTCTTGTGAGTTTCATTCTTCTCATTAAGATGATCAAGGTTCGGAAGTTTTGATTTTGAAATAACTGCTTTCGCAAATTCGTGAGCATAGTCGTGAATAAGATCTCCTGAATTTCCACCTTCAACTTTTTTCTCTTCAGGTTTCAATTTTGCTTCACCAACTAGAAGAAAGATTTCTTCTTTTGAAAACGTGACTGCTTTGTTCACTTCGATTGTTGAAGTGATGTGAGAACATACCAAGCCAACTGCCCAAGGGATCAATGATCGACTCTTATCAAGCTTGTCTGTGATCGCACTAGGAGAAAGCATTCCACCTTTTTCTCCTACTTTGATATATCTGAAATAGTCTCCCCAAGGTTTGACTTCGATCTGCACTTTTCCACCATAGAAGGAATGAATATCTTTTGGTTTTACTTCTTTTTTAGTTGCCATATTATTTCTTTGTTGTTTTTTTACCTGCGACCTTTTTCCCTGCTTTAGCAAGTTTGTCATTCGCTGAAGATTTGTTTGAAGTTGGTGCTTCTTCTTCAGGAGATTCTTCAGGAGCGTCTGTCAAAGCATTTTTATTTGACCAAGCGAATGTCTTTGTTCCCTGACAAGCTTCGATGATTTCAGAAAAGTTTGGTGGAATGATTTTTCCAAGTTGACCTGTGCGATCCTTCGCAACGTATTTATCTGAAGAAGCGTCAACGATGATGATTCTTTTCTCTTCACCATCAACTTGAGTCACAGTCATATATCCAACGATATCAACCATATTCACAAGTTCTTCAGAGATCTTCGTCATTATCATCGGACGCTTCACCATCTTTTCTTCATCAGTCTTTTCTTCAACGTGAGCTATCAAAAGAATATTTTTCCCTGAATCACGAAGCACTTTGATAGTTGCTCTCATTGTATCCTTGAGCCAACCCCAACCTGCCATCGATGGAGATCCATCTGATTGAACAAGTTTGCGATCACCTTTTGAGATCATAAATCTCTTCAGCTTTTCCATCAATTCACCAATAGGATCGATGATGATTGTTTCATAAGTGTCTTCTTTTGCGATTTCAAAAAGACCATTCATATCTGACCAAGAACCAATCTTCGCAACGTCCATCTTGATTCCACGAAGACCGAAATACTTTGCACCATTCTCACAATCTACAAGCAAAGGCTTCGGTGCTGTTGAAGCGAAAGTTGTTTTTCCGACACCACCTGCACCATATACCATCATAATGATGGAAGGCTTTGATTGTGGATCTGTTGTTTTTACGATTTGCATAATAATTATTTTTTACTTTTTTATAAATTAGAACGAGACCGACATCTCGAACTATTTGATCTCTGCATTGATCACGATGTCGTGAGCTTTGCATTGATCAGACTGCCATTGCTTCAAGAAGTAAGAAGGATATTGAGTCGCTTCTTTTTGCCACTTCAAGCAATCAATCGATTCCTGTTTGTCTATTGCTTTCACAGTTAGACAACCGAAACCAACAACAACAAAAGCCACGACCAAAATGATCAGTGACTTTTGTATTATGTTTTGAATTGTATTTTTTTGCATATTGCTGATTTTATTACATTTATACGCTCCGTAAGGTGGAGATATACCCGACTACTTTGTTTCAAACAATGCTTCAATCTTTTTGATTGTTTGTCTAACTGCTTCACGACTGACCTTGAATCTTTTACCAACAAGAGCATTGCTCTTCGAGATACCATCATCAAGTCCATATCTGAATCGAAACATTTTCTTCGATCGAGCAGATGAGACTACATTGTCTAACTTTTTGGCAAGAGCTTTTCTTTCCGATAAACTTAATTCTTTATTTGCCATATTTTTATAATATATTAGTAGCAAGTTTTTTGCAAGTTTCTAAAATGTGGATAACTTTTCGACCTTCTAGCGTATAGCTTTTAGGTTCATTCCCTACAAAAATATTATCATATCTACTTGCCAAAATCAAGGGGATTATTCAATGCGTCTATCTTTACCTTTTAGCTCATAAGGTTCACACATTTCCATCAAGCGAGAAAAGATTCTGTCTCCATATCTTGCAGTAAATTCTTCAAGCGATAGATTCGTAGCGATAAAGACTTTCTTTTCTTTTTGATACGCCATATTGATGATCGTGTATAAGATCTCTTGAGACCATTCTGTTTGTCTCTCACTTCCAAGATCATCTATCATCAAGATCTCCGGTTCGATTATCTTTTTTATTTCATCACGAAGCCATTGAGTTTTCTCTCGAAGATCAAGAAGCAGTTCAACCCAATTCTCAATCTCTGCTTTCATTCCAAGTTCTTTGAATCTTTTTTTGATAGCATAGAGAGAATATGTTTTTCCCCTTCCAGTTTCTCCAAAGATGAAAATTCCTTTGTTGGTTTTTTTTATAAGATCAACAATCTTCTTATCTATTTTTTTTATATCTACATCATCGTATCTCATAGTTATGTTCGAGAAGCCATCTTCTCTCTTATTTTTGAAACTGCGTTCGACTCGCTGTTGTGATAAACATTTTTGATTCCACTTGCTTTGTTGTCAATCGGTTCTTCCCATCTTTTATTTCGAAGATAGACAAGGGGAGCAGGAACGAACTGATGATCATTTTTTACCCAATCGGAATGACGCACCTTTCGAAGCTTCACATCTTCAAGAATTGTTTTCTGAAGATCTTCTTTGAAGCTTTGAAACTTCTCAAGACACTTCTCTCGATCTCTTTTTCTGTTTGGATATTCCTTCCAAAATTCATCGAATATGACAAGAGTATTCTCTGTATTATTACTTTTAGTATTATGTTCGGCTTTTCCCGAAGCCCCCTTCGGCTTTTCCCGAAGCCCCCCTTCGGCTTTTGCCGAAGCCTTTGTGATGTAAATATGTCGAGTTGTTTTATCCAACATAACACATCGAATGTGACCTTTTGATTCTAACTTTGAAACCCATTCACTCACAGTTGTTTTGTTGACTGAATACAACAATGCGAAGTGTTGATTCGAAGCCCAACAAAAACCTTTCTCATTACACAAAGCAGTGATCTCTCCATATAGCAGTTTTGCATTTGGTGGAAGATCTTGATCATACCGGACATCTGCCGGAATGATTGCGTAATATGAATTTTGGTTTTGCATATTTTTTATTGTTCTCTGATCACTCTCCACCTTGTCAGGAGAGAGCGATCGGAGAAGACAAGGTTTGTAAATTTGCGACTACGACTTGTCGCTTGAAACATTATATCACTGACAAGATTTTTGCAAACAATTAGACCTGTGAATTGTGTGGACAACTCAAAGAAAAAACAAAAGCACCCTTGAAAATAGGTGCTTTATTTCTTTTTGTTGGTTGACCAGTAGTCCCCATTTTTCTCCCACCAAACACGCTCCGGATCTCCCCAACAACCTTTCGACCAGTTCCAATCTCTAGTGCCATTTTTTGAATACAAGAGCAAAGCATACTCTGTGTTACCTTCAAGAGTATAGATATCAATTCCAAGTTTCTTTGAATTTTCGAGATGATACTTTTCATTTACCTGAAATTTTCCAGTATCTTTTGGATTGATTATTCCCCTGTGCACAGATCCATCATCTGCAAATTGACGATTCTGACTTTCGCACCAAGCAATTTTTTTAAGAATTACCGGCACAACAGGAATTTCTTTTTCCACTTCCACAACAATAACTGTCGCTGTTTCTTCAGGAAGAATCTCTGAAGTTTTTTGTGGATAAAGAATGCACGAGAGAATCAATATGATCGTAGCCAACGATATTTTTAGAATGATTTTACGAATAACTTCTGCACAAAGTGCATAATAAGACAGAGAAAGATCTCTGCCCTATATGAACTCTATTTCTTTATAAAGGCATACACTGCTGAAGCAGTAGTAAGCACAAGAATAACAGTTTCAAAATATGGAGTGTCTTTGATCCACACATAGCCACCGGCTACTATAAGAGCAAGAACAACTGTGAGAACTTTAGTTTGCCAACCACTTGTGCCAAACTTCAACTTCGCCAATTGAACAACTCCTGAAAGTGCTACTCCAACGATTGCGATTCCCAAAAATGCGTTTATGTCCATTGTATATATTATATCAAATCTTATAAATTCGACCAGTTTATTTCTTTGGAATTCTCTCATTGATTGTCGTCTCCAATTTTGCGATATTGATCGCAACAATGTTCGCAGTCTCAATGAGTTTATCAACTTTGACGTCAACTGTGTGAGTGTGGTTTGTTGCCAGTGTGAATGCTTCATCAAGACGTCTTCCAAGATCAGCAAATTTCTTTTCATTAGCTTCCATATACCACTGAAACTGCTTTTCCAAAACGAGTGCTTTGCTCTCCACTTCTTTTTGAGCAAGAATAGTTGCTTTACTATCCATCTCTTTTTCTGACAAAGCTTGTTTAGTTTCGAGCTCTTCCTGTGGAATTTTGATTTTATTCCAGACAGAAAAAAGCAGAGTAATGATACCGATTGCAAACATTATATTGCTAGTTGTTAAGATTTCCATTCACAAAATTATTTTACGAACCCTTCATTCAACCAGAATGACAGGGAGTTAGGAATAAAAATTGAAAGAAAAATAATAATCCAAAAACAAAGTTGAACGATCTCTTTCATTATTTGTATTATACTATATTTTTTCATTAGTTTGGTTTGTTAGCTTGTAGAAAACTTCTAAATGCTTCACCGGATACCACACGATTCTTGATGATAAATTTTCTCAACTCATCAAAATCTTCTTTCTTCATTGATTGAGAGAACTCCATCAAGAGAGCGACCTTTTCTTCATTCGATTGTGCAATCATCAGTGAATCGATTCTTGCGTCTGCTGTTCCACGAACACGCAAGGTGTCGAATCTTTTCTCATAGCTCTGTGCTTTCTGTCTGTCTTCTTTTGTCTTTGGAATTTCTCCACCAAAGAGATCTTTCACCATTTCTTTTTTAAGTTTATTGATTTCGTTTGGTGGAAGATCTTGAGCTTGTTGAACATACTCAAATATTTTTCTGCGATTTTTTATTTGTTCTTTTGCATTCTCTGATCTGATTTCAGTTGTGATCTCTTTGATCTTTTCTTTTTCACCATAGTCAGAAACTTTCACGAAACGACCTGCGACATTCGAAGCGATCGGAAGTGAAACTATTCTCTCACTCAAAGAAGGATTCTTTGGAACTGTCTCATTGTAGTAGAGCTTCATAAATAGAGATCCCCCAAGATTCTCAAACATATAAGCAAGGAATGGTTTTGTCTTCTCCCAACCACCTGCTAACATTTGATCATCTGTAAGCACCGGACGAGCTCTGAAGAAGTCATAAGGATTTTGTCCTGATATGAATGAGCTCACGTTGTAAAGAGTTGTGATCGATGGAGTGACTGAAGGAACTTGTCCCCCTGCGTATGAGAGAAGGTTCGTATATGTGTCGAGATTGCCAAGTTTTGAAGGATCTTGAGTAATACCTGCCAACTTCCACAAAATACCTCCTATAAGTCTTCCTGTCTCGTCCTGTGGCAGTCTGAAGTAGATTGCTTTGCCATTCTCATCTTTACCCAAAGGGATTATTGTATAGTTTGTTTTGTCGTATTCTGAAACCTTTCCAAAAAGTTCCTTCAGATATTCTCCGAAGAGTCCTGCTGTTGCAAGAGCCATCAAAAGTTTTGGAAGGAGAGTCGCTTGAGTTGTCTTCCACCAATAGCCGGAGCGAGTCTTTGGATCTGTTGCGACTTCGAAGTCTGCACGAATACCTTGAAAGATTGCGTTCGAGAATAGAAACACTTCATTGATCACCGGCTTGAATTTTCCACCATCTAGGAAGTCAGGAGATCCAACCTTTCTTCGAATAAAAGATCTCATTTCTCTCGCTTCCATTTTGCCATCAAGAGCATAGTATCCTGCAATCTTTGGCATTGTTTCAATCAAATTTCCTGTGCTTTCAATAAAGTCCATTATTCCAAGAACTTGTTTGATGATAGGAGATTTTTTTGTTAGACCGAAAGTAGATCCAAGAGTTCCAAGTTTTGTTGCTTTAGTTTCTCGAACTCCAACTTCACGAAGTATTTTATCAATTTGACGATCTTCAATGTCTTCACCTTTGATGATGTCATTGTATGTGAGAGCAAGAATGCGATCTTCTTCAAGTTTATTGATGAGATCGTATGCTTCTTTGTCTGCCTTCGAAGGATTCTTTGGAAGTCCGAAAGCTCTAATCTTCGCACCACGTGCAGATTTTGCATAGAGACGCATTGTCTTCAGCAATGACATATTTGGAATGTTTTTCCAAAAACGAGTCATATCACGAATCAAGTTGAAGCTTTGGAATCCCAAGTTGAAAGTGATGAACATCGGACGAAAGAGACCAGAGTTCAAGAATCGAAGTCCTTCGATCATCATATTGTTTCCCCCAACTGTTGTCTTTCGCATTGCTTCTCCGATGTATTGATCAACATAGTATGACTTCATCTTTCCACCTTCCATATAAGAAACGAGACGCATATTTTTGTCCAAAGGTTCAAGAGCAATTCTTTGCTTTCCATTGAAAGCATATTTTGCTTCTTGAAGATCAGAAGGGAAGTTCTTTTCAAGAAATTTGATTGTCTTTTGATTCACTTTGTTTCTTTCCATTGCACGAATCAATGACACAACTTTTTCGATACCTGTATTCGCCGGATTTTCAATAGGTTGAAGAGTTCCTTTTTTGTTTTTGATTGTGTAGCTTGTTTTGTTTCCGGCATACTTAATCGGTTTGAATGGCACATAGTAGTCACTTTCTTTGATCATCTTGATTGACTGATCAGAGATGATTCCTTCTTTGTGTGCGTCGATATAAAGATCTTTTATTGCGTCACGATATTGCTGTGCAAGTGTTTGCAATCGAGCAAACTTTTCTTCTCCAAGTTGTGATCGCATTGATTTTGTTCCACGCTCTGAATTTGTAGGATCAGGTTGAACACCTTCAAAGCCATCATAAAGTTCTTGCACGAAGTCGATTTGCATTCCTTCAGGGTTTGCAACTTCTCCACGATCTCCCTTCAAAATACGTTCATAGAACGCAATCTCTCCTAGATCGTCCCAAGACATACCATTATTCTGAAGCTCTGAATAAATACTATTGAAACGCTGATCAATAGTCGCTTTTATTTTTCCCCCAAGATAATTTGACTCTTCAAGAAAATACACCGGATTCTCATCAGGGTTTACATACTCACCTTTCTTTTCTTTTTCTTTTACACGCTCACGAATAGCTTCGAAGCGAGACACATTCTGAAACTTGAACAAGAACCACAAGCTTTTCTTTTTCTGCTCTGCTTCGAGTTCGAGTTGGTTCTGTCTTTCTTTCGCTGTCTGATCTGCAACTGTGAACATATTCTGCACTTTGTCTCTTCGAGCTTCAACAACTTTCTCGCCATTGCGAAGGAAGTCTTGAAGTTCAAAGTATGCTTTTTTGACATCAGGTTTTTTGTCGAGCTGTTCGAAGAAAACATTGTATGCAGTTGGTGCTATCTCTCCTGCTAGTTTTGGATTGTTGAAAAGCACAGAAATAAAGTCTGCGTATATTTCAGGAGAACTTTTTCGGTATTGTAGAAAAGCTTTTGGTGCTGTTTCAATATCAATCGGTTTCCAATATTGAGAAAGTTTCCAAAGCTGATCAGTCACTTCTTTATTTGTGCGAGTTGCTCCTGCTCCGGCAAAGAAATCTTTGTGGAATCCTTTCAAGACTGCAAGTCTTCCGAGAGTGTTTCCACGAGCGAGAGTTCCTTCAGGAAGATAGTCGATCAAGTGACCCATCTCGTGAGCCATTGTCTTTTGAAGTTGTTGAAGATTGTCTTTTTTGAAGAGATCAGTATTCAATCCAATACTTGCATTCTTGCCATAAAATTTTCCATTTGCTGTGCGAAATTTTTTCACAAAGACATCTGATCCTGAAAGTTCTTTTGCAAACTCAAGAAGTTCAGGGAACTCAATCGGTTTGATCTGATCAAATTGTCCGAGCTTGATATCACCTTCTTCTCTGAAGCGACCAATAGAAGACCCAACCATTCCTGATTTTGGAATTTTTGAAGCTTTAGGTTTTTTTATAAAATCTTTTAGTTGTTCTTTCTTTTTTGATACATCAAATTCTTTATAGTCTGAAACTTTTTCCAAAGCTTTTTTATTTATAACAACAATTTCTTTTTCATCTTTGATATAAACTGCGTCAATTTTTTTCTTTTTAAGAGCAGGGATAAATTCATTAAGATCTTCTGCGTGAGTGATACCATCTATTTGAACAATTTTTGCATTGTCTTTGATTTTTGTTTTGAAAACTACTCCTTTGCTTTTTGTTCCAGTAAAGTTTGAAGCAATATTAGGATCAGTAGAAAAACTGACGCTGTTTTGCATAGCACCATATCCACCACTTCGAAATGCGTCTTTTGGCAATTTGCTTCCTTCTTTGAATCCTTGCTCAATAATCTTTGAAGTATTTTCAGCAGAAGTTCCGTGATAAATAGTCCTGTCTTTTATTTGAAAATCTTTGACTTTTCCTTCAAGTTTTTGATCAATGGTTTGTGGAGTTTCAGATACAATAACACCCCTGACAATATCTTCAAAATATGATTTTGTATTTCCACGAAAATCAGTAAAATTTCCTTTCAAAAATTCTTGTATTCGATCTTCACTAAACACTCTCTTTAGATATGCAAGATCGTCCTTGTCTTGAAGATTATATGTTGTTTTATATTTAGATTCAGGAACTTTAAGATCGGCAAAAGTATCACTCCCCTTCCCTTTCACAGGAGCGATTTCGCTTGTTTTTGCCTTCTCCTGCGTCGATAGGGGAGCAGGGGATACAGTTGTCGTCTCAAGCTCTTTCTGAAGCTCTAGCGATGGTTTAGCAAGATCCTGACTAGGTTTGCCACCTTCCTTCAAGAACTTTTCATACGCTGATCCTGTTTCCACCTTTTCAGGTGAATTGATATTTGCTTTTGGCTCATTAGGGGGAAGTTGCACCGGCTTATTTCCACCTGTCGCAAAGTCCACAGTTCCACCCATCACTCCACCGAGAATTGATCCGATGACTGCTGATTCTCCTACTCCTTCCCAAGTTGGACGTCCTGTGTTCACATTCGAGATAAGTTGTTGTGCTGATTCTTGAAAACCTTCCACCGGCATTGAGATCAATGCTTTCTTCAATGTGCTTGTGATATTAGGATTGAACACACCAAGTCTTTCAGTTAGAGCAAGAAGAATTGCATTCGCCCAAAATGTTTTCGTTGAAGCTTCTTTTGCTTTGTCGAGTCCTTGTTCTTTTTTCACTTGATCAAAAACTTGTCCTGCTTCAGACATAGCTTCAAGAGTTGCTGAAGCTGATCCACCGAACATCATTGCAAGTTTTGGAGATATATATGATAGAGCTTTCGCCCCACGAGCAACTCCAACTGCAGGAATAAAATATGTTGCTGAAGATCCTGCACCTTCAAAAAGCTTTTCCACGAAGCTTTGATTCTCCGGAGTGATCCCTGCAATTGTTTTCATATTCGCACCAGTTTTATTCAAGAAGTTTCCTGCTTTACCAACCGGAGCAGTGTCAGTTGTGTCGTTTGTAAAAACAATTCCATCACCAACTTTCATTTTCTGAAGTTGAGCGACAAGCTTTGAAGTGTCTTCTCCTTTTTTCTTTTTTTCTGCAATAAGAGTTGCGACTTTAGATTGTGCGTCAATTTGAGACTGAAGCAATTTTTCATTTGCTTCTCCGACAATACGATCTCCACCG